TCATCAACAATACCTGGAAGCTCACGACCAGTCTTAGAACCCTCAATCTGTAACTCATATAAAGTTCTACCATAGTCATCAACCTTCTCATCTAAGATACCAACAAAGATAACATTCTTAGACCTAATATGTTGCAGATGGGTAAGCCATGACATCATCTCACGACCCTGCATACCATAGACGGCTCTTGTGTCAACCTTGCCAGTTCTATCTGATTTATTATCAGGGTGTCCTAAACAATATTGAAAGCACAATCTACCTGCTACAGTAATACTATCCACGAAGATGCTGTCATACTTTTTCATCATTTCAATAGAATCACCATACATCTGTGAAACTCTCTCGTATTCAACTACTGAGTATGGTTGTTCAGGTGTTAGGGCTGGATTAGGGCCACCTAAAAAACATGCAAAATCTCTGCACTCTTCCCAAGTCTTTGGTCTAATTACATCAATAGGCCATCTTTCAATAGCGGCATCACCAGCTTCCAAGTCCATAAACAAAGTAGTGTCGGGATCAAGGGTACGGGCAAGAGTTGTCTTACCCACACCACTTTGACCACAAACAACAATCTTATGACCACGCTTTTCTGCTAACCTTTCATCAGCGGTAATAATCTTAAGAGCCATTAGTATCCTCCGTAATATCCACAGATGTACCAGTTAATTCTACAGTTCTGTGTTCTTGTAGTTTTGCTTTGATAGCAGGAGGTGCGTTGTTGTACTTACGCTCATCAATGCCATAAGTAATCTTAGCATAGTGCCTTGCATCATCTTCATTCATATCCATCAAAGACTGTGCAAGACCCTCTTGATCCCAAGTAACTTTTTGCCTCAAGCTAACTTTAACTTTATAGCCATGCTCATGTAATGTTACAGAGCCATAATCTTTGCCATCATCTGCAAGTTTATTTCTTGCAGTGTTGCCAAACCTAATTGCAAGATCATCATTAAGATGAGCTTGTTTATCCTTTAACGCTTGGATCTGGTTCTTCAAGTCCTCACGATACTTGAACAAATCCTGTAAAGGCATATGTAAAAAATCTAAATCCATAATTATTCCTTTCTCTTTATATAAAATAGACACTAGATACCTACAACATAGGCACACATAACCTAAATGTCAATAATTAAATTTAAAAAAAAATACTTGCATTAATTTTATTTACTATTATGTATAGTTACATACTTTAATTATTTTTACTTAATTTTACATATGGAGGATAAAGTGGGTAAATTTTTTAGAAAGCCAAAGATACGGCAACATTTGGTAAAAAAGCCAAATGAAACTTGGGATCAAATCTCAAGAAAAATTATTGAAGAAGCAGAGAATGGTGTCATTACTATTGCAGAGGCTCATCAAAAACTGCATAATTTTTTTGAGAAAAAATTTGCTGATCCAGATGGCAATTATATGGAGCCTTTGTATGAACTAGAGGAGTTAGAAGAGAAAAATAAATTTAAATCTCTCAATGTTCATGGAAATGTTTATGCTGATTTTGTTAAAATTGCAAAAGAAGATGAAAGGTCTATTGCTTCAACTGTTGCATTGATGACCAAAGATTATCGTTACGCAAGAAGAGAGAAGCGTAAAGTTAATGAGCAATTAGAGCAACTTCGTAATTTAGAAATGAAAAAAGTTTTTGGAGAAAAAAATGAGAGATGATAGTCAATCTGGACCTAAAGAACTTAGTCATGTTGTAACTTGTTATAACTGTCAAAGAGAGTCAAAGCCTCAAACTAAAACTTTTTATGGTACTAAACCTAATGAGAGATACACTGGTAACTTACCAGTTAAAAAAGAAGTGCCAAGAAAAGGAGCAGATAATAAGATTTATTATGAAACGGAATGTTTTACTCATAAGTTTGTTATGAAATTTGGTAACTTCTGTTCTGTAAAGTGTGGACTCATTTGGGCTAATAATGAAATAGAACGTAGAAGAAATTATAAGAATGGGCCTGGCAGTTCTATTAATCAAGAAAATATGTCAAAGCTTGAGATTATGAAACGTGAGCTTGAAAAAAGATTTAATAAAGGAGATAATAAAACTAAAAATTAGTTAGATTTATTTTTATAGGAGAGATGAATGTCTATATCATGTATAGCTTTCATCATCTTCTTTTTTAGTTTAAACTCTGGTGTCAAAATGCCTTTTGCGTCTTCAACCACTAATTTAGACAACCCATCTTCTTCTTCGAGAAGATATCTAAAGTCAGCAATATAATCACATATTTTAATATTATTTATACTTAATTCATATTTAATTTGACGCTCTAATTGTGTAACTATACCAGCTCTTTCCATAGACTTTAACTGACCCCAACGCTCTGCTTCCCATCTACTATCAAATTTTAATCCCATAGCAATAGTTTTTTTTGCAAAATACTTATTGTTGCTTGTTCTATTTTTTTTGGGTATAAATGGGTATTTATAAGTCATGGGGGTAGTATAATGACAGATATATCAAAATTCAAGTCAATAGGAATAGACATTCCAACTTATAACAAACTCAAAGCTATATGCGATAAAGAACGTAGAAATATACGACAACAAATTGGATTATTGGTTGATAAAGAATATGAGAAACAAGATTTAAATAATAATGTAAAGACTTTAGGACTAGGTACTCTCGACCGCTCTCATTCTTGATATTAGGCGATTCGCTCTGTTTGTTACCTGTTTGTGCCAACGGCTGTCTTCCATCTGAATTGCACACTCTTGCCAATTGTTGTTTGCTATCGCAGCACGAAATTTTTTGAATCCACTTAAACGTGGTCTGCCCATATTGAACATCATGTTCGCACAGATTTTTTGAACCTCATCTGGTAAATCATTAAAGTTTTCAAACAATTCTTCACACTCTGATATTGTTGTTTGAATATCTTTTGCAAACAGTTCGTTAACTCTTTCTTCAGATACTTCTGTGCCAACTGGTTTTCCGTATTCTTCATCCCATTCATTAATAAGATGTCCGATTCCTAGCGTGGGTAGGTTAAGGTGGTCAAGGTACACGGACATAACCTTGCCCTCATCTTGTGCTATCTCTTCTCTTAACTCATCTATGTTCATGGTGTTTGTCTCATCAAGTTACTTCTTCTTATTTGTCTACCAGCTATAGCAGCATCTGATGGATTTAAACCTAAAACAGAAGCTACTCCTGGGTCTGTTACGTCTATATTTCCTACTGCTGTGTTCGCAGCTGGTGGTGCAACATTTCTAACGGGATTTGTTATTTGTCCTAAACCTCGATTGACTGCTTGTGTTACTCCAGTATTTTCAGCTAATGCTGTTAATTGACTCTCTGCATCTCTTACGCCCTCTTGCATACTTTGTGTTACACCTTGACCAACTCTAAAGTAGTCAGTGACCATATCTGCAAATTTACGTTTGGCTGCTTCTCCACCAGTTGAAGCCTCCTTACCCGCTTTAATTATATCGTCAATAGCTCTTTTGCCAGTAAATATTTGGCCAATAGCAGTAATTCTTAAAATTTTACCAATGTTATTAAAAAACGATGCAGTGATTCCACCAGCAACCAACGAACTATCTGATGTATTTTTTGACGCAAGTTCAACAAATTTACCAAATTTTCTTATTTGCTCTCCAGTATCATCACCAAAGATTACATTTAACTTTTTATTTTTGTCGGCTTTTTCTATTCTAAGTGCTAATTCCTTCATTTGTTTTGCATTAGTGGTAGCACCAACATCTTGTAACATCGACTCAAGATAATGACCTCTTATTGTTTTTAAAGCACCCTCATCACCCTCGTAGTATCTCATAATTTCTTCAAGTTCAAACTTAGTTACGCCAGGTGCTGCAACAACATCTGCCGCTTCATCTGCTTTAAGATTTCTATTTGCAATACCTCTTCTAACTTTTAAATTCTTAAATGTACTTAATTTTTTCGCAGCGTCTATTGCAGTGGCGAGTGCATCTCTAATACCAACTTGTAAACCATTGTCCAAGGCTTGTATTAAGGTTTCATCATCTAATTTGCTTATTTTTAAATCATCAAATTGTCTAGCAAAAGATTTAATTTGATTGTAAGTTTGTGCTCCAAATAATTCATTTCCAACATCTCCAAGCTCATCAACTTCCCTTTGTAAAACGCTTGGCTTAAATATTCTTGATGTGGCTGTGTCAAAACCAGTTGTTTGCATGGTGTGTCTTAACCATGATTTTCCTATCTCTTCTTTAATTGTATTATAGGCTGCCTCACCTGGTGCATTTGCACCTTGTGTCATAGCTTGTTTTAAATTGTTTAAAGCTTTAGTGCTTCCCGGCGTTACCATTTTCATTGCAAGGCCAGGCGAAACAGTTGGCACTTCTCCTGTTCTTGCCGCACCACGAACAAGTCCAACTAAGCTTGGTATTGATAATGTTGATGATAAACTTTCAAATTGTTTCATACCCTCTTTAAAAAATTCTCTAGCACTTGGCAACTCTCTAGCGGCTAAAGCTAATTTTTGTTCGTCTGCTTTAGTTAAGTTTTTTGCCGCCCTTGCAAAAGCCGTTAATTCTGTTTCAGTTAGAATATTATCCAATTTATTTCCAGCAAGTTTAAATATTTGAGTTAATCTTGTAGAATTATCAATGGTTCTACCAATATTAACATCAACTAAATTATCTCCTGTATACTTTGAAACATCTAATAATTTTTTTCTTAAGGTATATACTTGGTTAAAATTAGTTTTTTTGCCAAACTCGTTCAAATCATCTAACAATTTTTGTGCTATTGAATCTTCAGCATTAGCCAAATTTCTTGCTGGAAAACTTGATTCAATTAACTCTTTTACATCCGTAATACTATTCGTTGGTATAAAATTCTTTTGTTTACCTAAAGTTGAGTTTGTAACCTCTTGTATCGTTGCAAATTGT